ATCCTGACGGTGAGATTAGCTTATGTACTCTAAGTGCTATTAACTGGGGCAACATTAAGTGCCCAAGTGACTTTGAAAAAGTGTGTCGTCTGGCAGTACGTGGACTTGATGCACTACTGAGCTATCAGAACTATCCTATTCTAGCAGCGCAGTTATCTACAGAGAAGCGCCGTCCTTTAGGCGTTGGCATTATTAATTTTGCATACTGGTTAGCAAAGCGTGATATGAACTATCAAGATGTAGATGCAACAGGACTTGCTCTTATTGACGAGTATGCCGAAGCATGGAGTTACTATCTAATCAAAGCAAGTGCAGACCTAGCAGCAGAGCAAGGTGCACCAAGCGGCAACATGGAAACAAAATACGGACACGGCATTACACCTAATCAAACATACAAGAAAGATGTAGACGAACTAGTTCCGCATATGGAACGTATGGATTGGGAAGGACTACGTGAGCAACTAAAAACAACAGGCATCCGTAACTCAACACTAATGGCTCTTATGCCAAGTGAAACAAGTGCGCAGATTGCAAATGCAACTAACGGCATTGAGCCTCCACGTAGTTTAATCAGTGTGAAGCAATCAAAGCATGGTGTTCTTAAACAGGTTGTACCTGAGTACAAACGTCTAAAGAACAAGTATGATTTACTATGGGATCAACGTAGCCCAGAAGGCTATATTAAAATTATGGCTGTACTACAAAAGTATATCGATCAAGGCGTAAGTGTAAACACAAGTTACAATCCTACGTTCTATGACGATGAAAAGATTCCAATGAGCGTTATGATGCAACATTTACTTATGTTTTATAAATATGGTGGGAAGCAATTGTATTACTTCAACACATATGACGGACAAGGTGAACTAGACGTTAGCAAGCTAATGGAACAAGAACTTGCACCTAGCGAAGTTGATGATGAAGATTGCGAAAGCTGCACCATTTAAAACTTGACACGCAGTGATATGCGTGTTAATATACATATACATTTAACAAGAGGAAAAACTCTATGAGCGTTTTTGACGTCGACAATCGAGTCGATCACACACAAGTAACTGCTTTCTTTGATCCTTCAGGCGGACCAACAATCCAGCGTTACGACACACTAAAATACAAAACATTTGACAACTTAACTGACAAGCAGTTAGGATTCTTTTGGCGACCAGAAGAAGTAGATATCTATGCAGATGCAAAAGACTTTAAAGCACTTACTGACCACGAGCGTCATATCTTTACAAGCAATTTGAAGCGTCAGATCTTGCTAGACTCAGTACAAGGCAGAGCACCAGTAGAAGCATTCGCTCCTATTGTGAGCTTACCAGAGATTGAGAACTGGATCCAAACATGGACATTCTCAGAGACTATTCACAGTCGCTCGTACACTCACATTATCCGTAACGTGTACACAAACCCAAGCAAAGTATTTGATGAACTAATGGACATCAAAGAGATTGTTGACTGCGCAGGTGATATTTCAAAGTATTACGATGACTTGATTGAAATGAGCATGTGGTACAACTTGTTAGGTGAAGGTACACATCAAATTACAAGTAATCGAGAAGCACGTAATGTAACTGTAAATTTATACGAGCTAAAGAAATTGCTATGGCTTACACTAATGAGCGTAAACATCTTAGAAGGTGTTCGTTTCTATGTGAGCTTTGCATGTAGTTGGGCATTTGCCGAACTAAAGAAGATGGAAGGCAACGCTAAGATTATTAAATTAATTGCCCGCGATGAAAACTTACATCTTGCATCTACACAGATGCTACTAAAGATTCTTAAAACAGATGATCCAGACTTTGCAAAGATTGCAGAAGAAACAGAACAAGAATGTATTGATATGTTCGTTGATGCTGTTGATCAAGAGAAGGCATGGGCTGACTATTTGTTTAAAGATGGTTCAATGATTGGACTAAACACAGAACTATTAAGTGATTATATTGAATGGATCTGCACACGCAGAATGAACAATGTAAACTTAAAGTCACCATACAAAGTACCACAAGCTAATCCACTACCTTGGACACAAAAATGGATCTCAGGCGCTGAAGTGCAGGTTGCTCCGCAGGAAACAGAGATAAGTAGTTACGTAATCGGAGGCACAAAACAAGATGTGTCCAACGACACTTTTAAAGGATTTAGTTTATGATAATTATTTGGGGAAAGACACAGTGTCCGCATTGTGATCAAGCAAAGGCATTTTGCGAACGTAACAACTTAGCTTATGAGTACAAGCAACTTGATGTTGACTTTACAAGAGAAGAAATTCTAGAAGAATTTCCTGGCGCAAGAACCTTTCCGCAAATTATTATAAATGGTGAAAAAATAGGCGGCCACGACCAACTTGGCGCCTATGTTGAAAACACAGGATATAACGGAACAGGACATACATTATGATCTTAGATAAACCATACGGTGTCAGTGACACTGTAACTCTTAAGACAGCAGCAGGCGAAGAGCTTGTTGGACGTTTTGTTAGTGAGGATGCAACTACTATTACCCTTAAGAAAGTAATGGCTGTGATTGCTCACCAACAAGGTGTAGGCTTAGGACAATTTGCGTTTACTATTAATCCAGACAGTGAAGTACCATTTAATAAGCACAGCTTATTATTAGTGTGCAGAACAGACGGTGAAATGGCAAAGCAATATATTAGCAGCACAACTGGTATTCAGTTATAAATACTATATGCCAGCAGTAGCTAGAAAAGACGATCCGACGACTACCGGACATGGATGTGACACAACTACAACAGTAGTAGGACCTCATGGTTCTCCTTCTAAAGTATTTGCTAATACTATTCCAGTAGAATGCAAAGGCGACCCGACAGCACCACATACTATCCCAGCTGGTCCTGTTTGTGTTCCTCATGCAGCAGCAATTAACGTAGGATCAGGAACTGTGTTTGTTGGCAATAAGCCACTTGCAAGAGTAGGAGATTCAACAGATGGCGGAGCAATCACCGCAGGATCACCTAACGTTTTCGCAGGCGGATAATGGTTGACAACTTACAACACAGATGTTATATTAACTTATAAGGAGAATTAGAATGAGCGAACAGTCACAACACGACCAAATCGTGCAAGCGTTTAACAACTATCTTGCAGAGTCAGAAACATTCGAAGCAAAGAATGTAAAAGCCGCAGCAGCTCGTGCCCGTAAGGCACTTGGCGACCTAGGCAAACTGACAAAGACTCGCAGAGCTGAAATTCAAGACCGTAAGAATTCACTCTAATGAGCGATGAATCTGCGGACTATTTAAAAGGCATTGCAGATAGAATGTTTGCGTATGATAGCATACGTGAATATGTACTAGACTTTATTACCGATCGCGGTATACTTGATGAAGAAATTACATTAGGTTTACTTGTGATCGGTTTTTTATGGGAGGCAGAGCAGAGGCACGAAGTGCTTACTGAAGACCAAGTTAATCTGCTCCTCGGTGTCGAAGAAGACGAAGACTGGAGCCTAGACGATATGGATCCAGGCATAACATTTCAACTAGATCAAGACAGAGCAGATCTTAAACTAGATGAATTACTTGACTTGGTATACTATGAACTAATCACAACAGACCCTGAAGACGAACAATAACAATAATCTTACGAGGCAGAAATGAAACGTTTATACATTGCACTCACTATGCTACTAGTCAGTGCCACTACTTTATCAGCAGAAACAAAAGTTAACTATTTGGCAGATATATTTCCAGACGAGTATTGTCTAGCTCTTAATATATATTACGAGTCTAGAGGATCAAGTTTAGCTGACCAAATTGCTGTTGCTGATGTAGTAATCAACAGAGTAAATGATACACGCTATCCTGACACAGTATGTGCTGTGGTCAAGCAGGGTAGAGTAGACAACCAAGGAAATATGATTAGACACAAATGCCAGTTTAGTTGGTATTGTGATGGCAAGCCAGACACGCCACAAGATATGGATTCGTGGGTAAATGCCCAAACCATTGCTTGGAAGATGATGCAAAGTAAATCATATATTGGTATTACAGAAGGTGCAACACATTACCATGCACACTATGTTAATCCAAAATGGGCTAAAGAGCTTACAGTAGTAGGTACAATAGGTAATCATAAATTTTATAGATGGGACAGAAAATAATGCCAAATAACGATCACAAAGTATATGCAGATCAGAATGTCAAAGGCGAAGCAATCTGGAAAGTAAGGACAGGCGGCAAGCGTGGAGATGTTGTTACAATCTGTCGTACGCCAGAAGCAGCACAAGATATTGCTGCTAAACTAAACAACGATCCGTGGTACTTAGATAGAGGCTATACAAGAGCTGATAGAATCAAAGCATGGAACTTATCTAATCAAAAAGGTTGACAACACCACATAGTGATGTTATAAATAATATGTTGACGTTGAAGCAACGTAGACACATACTGGACTGGGGGGCAGTACCCCACAGCTCCACCAAATGTACATTTGACAGTAACCCTAATGTACATTTGACGGGGCTGAACTAGGATCGACAGGTGTGAAAGTGAAGTGGAGTTAATCGTGCGCAAGCTACGTAACGCAAGAAAAATGATAATTGCAAATGACAATTTCAAACCTGAACTTTCTTTTGACTTCGATGGAGTCTTAGAAGCAGCCTAAGGGCAGTTCGCGGTTACGGAGGCCCCGGGCAACAGAATGCCTCCAACACACAAACACAGGACTAGAAATGTACAATAAGAAGTTCGAACTTACAATACGAGATATTGAGATAATTGAACATGCACTTAGAGCAAAAGCTGGCCGAAGAGGTTTAAGCATTGCTCAAGGCGAAACATCCGAACAACTCAAAAATGAGATGCACGAGATACAAGAACTACTAGGACGCATACACGATCAGAAGGTATGGTTTCGTCCTAAAGGATTTGTACCAGGCGGATGAACTGGATTGAGATAGATAAGTTTCTAAATGGTTTAATCCATGCTGCTAAATCAGAAGAGCAGCTATACAAAGATGCCATGAAGAAATTTAGCTGGAATCGCAAGCAAGCTGAAGATGCTATCAAACCACTACAAGGCCGTGCTAATTTAACGCACCCAGTAGATGTAAAAAAACCGCAAAAAAAAGTAAAAAAATCTTCCAAAAAGTCTTGACTCTTTAATCAACCGCACTACATAATAATAGTAACAACAACACACACGGAGAATTAAATGAATTATAAACCTTCAGATATCTTTCTACCAGTTAGCGTTTTTAAACATGCTAAGGATGCGTGGAAAAGTGTAATGACAATTGAGAACTCACCTTTACGTAAATTAGATCCAATGGCTGGGCATATGGTATTCCAGTTACTTGCTTATATGTGGTGTGCAGTGTTTGCATTGTATATTGGTAGCATTTCTTACTTTGGTATAAGTGCTTTAGTACATACAATAATCATTGGTGGTATCTTTATTACGTCAGCAGTAATGCGTGAAGCAGATAAGCGTCCAGAGCGCCTTAATAAATTAGCAGGTACAAGAACTGTCGACGGGTACAACGGACGTAGCAATGGAGGCGAGCATGATTGATATTATTATTGTTCTTGTAATAGTCGGCGCAATCTTTTACGGTTTAGTAAGAGCACTTGAGAAGGATGCTAGAGACTAATGAAAAAATATGCTATCTTAAATAGAAACACAGGTGATGTACAAGTAATGTCATTTAATAGTGAATTACACCTTAAGAAGTACATGGTAGTGCTTGGCCCTAATTATGAAGCACTAGAAGAAACTAAGAATGAGTTGCCAACACGGCACGTAAGAATGAAAAACAAAGATGAGTTCGCAGGATGGGGATCATGAACGAAACATACTATATTGTTGGAATGATGTTAGGTTTTTTAGCATTATTTCCAATTGCAGGACTAATTTATTTTAACGCACTTGTATCATACATGGAGTCAGAAGATGAGTGAACAAACAAACTATTGCACTACAAAAGGTTTAGGATTAGCTTTCTTAGTTATCGTTTTTATGATTGCTATTGTACCAGTATTAATGTTGATGGCAATGGTAGGACTTGAAGAATACGGTCGCTACTGCAATGTTAACATCTTACCTTGCTTTGGACTTAACAAATGAGAAACAAAGAACCACTTTTACAACAGTTTCCAGTCATCCTTGCAATTTGTACAGTAATAATTCCTCTTCTTGTTGTAATAGGAATGGTATATTACGGTGTATTTGACGGAGGCGGACATTGAAAAAACTACATTCGAGTTTAATCTATACTGTACTACATCCTAAACTTAACTATACTAAGTTGAATGAGGCAAAATTCTGTGGCAGATAACGAAGTAAGAGCAGCAGCTCAAAAAGAAGCCGAAGAAACTTTTGAAGGCTTTATTAAATGGTCAAAGATTACAACATACGGTGCAATTGCATTTTTTCTAATTGTTGCCGCATGTAACTTTGGAGTTGAGGATGACACATATCCAGCCTATAATGGCGAACAATATAATCCCTCCAATTTAAACGTAAAGGACAAAAAATAAATGGCAATGAATCACAAGCCTAAACCAAATACCGACCAGGCTTTGATAGATGCTTTTCTCAAGAAAGGCGGCGAAGTTAAAAAAGGTGAAACTAAACCAATGCCTAATGAACTGCACATTAGCAACAACAGTTGGAACAACAAATTAACCAAAGCAGAAAAAGAAGCAAAAAAAGGAAACAAAAACGATGAATAGATTATTATCAACAGTTGGACTTATCCTTGCACTGGCTACACCAGCACTGGCAGAGGATATGACGATCGATATGCTTAACAAGCGTGATGATGGCGCTAAGATGGTGTACTCAGAAGATATTGCTCGCATTGATGTAGGCGATACAATTACTTGGGTACCGACACAAAAAGGACACAATGTAGAATTTATTGCAGGTCCTGATGGTTGGGACGCACCGAAGAAATCAAAACTAGGCAAAGAATATGCTTATACATTTGACACACCAGGTGTATATTTGTATCAGTGTACGCCACACAAAAGCATGGGCATGATTGCGCTCGTAGTAGTAGGTGATGGTGATAACGATGTGTCAGGTACAAAAGTAGGTGGCAAGTCAAAGAAGAAATTAAAAGCGCTCTTAGGAGATCTGTAATATGACAGCGGCTAGTATTAAACGTATATCTAATAGCATACCAGAGTTTTGTATGTCACATTGGTTACTTCGTGTACCACTAGCAATTGTCTTTATTCAACAGGGGCTGTCAAAGATGCCTGTTGATATCGAAACAGCAGAATCGTTCGGACTGTCATACTTAGTATGGTGGTTTGTTGCATATGGGGAACTAGGTGCAGGCATAGGACTATTAATTGGAGCCGTTGTAGGCCTCAAGCGTATTAGTCCTGAGCTTGGAGATATGTTAACAAGATTTTCAGGCATTACTATTTGTTCAATCATGACAGGAGTCATTTGGATTGGGGAACCAGATAGTTTTACTGACGTTCTACTGTACGATAACCTACACGTATTATTATGGGTAGGTGGACTGTACTTTGCCTTGAGAGGCAATCGTACATAGTGTTGCATCTCTGCAACACATAAGAGAAGATTTTTTGCAGCCGCAGCATTTTAGCTCTTAATGGTTGCTGAAGATCAATATAGGTTGTATAATTACAATGTAGAAAGGACAAGTTCGACGCTTGTCCTTTCATTTACACATAACAAAACAAAAAGGAAATATATTATGCGTAACGTATTTATGACTGCATTTGCAGCATTAACCATTGCTGGCGCAGCGTCAGCAACAGATTTAAGCGGCTCAGTCAAAATGGAAGTAACTGAAAATGCAGCAGGCGATGTAGTTAACACAACTACACTAGGCTTAGGTCTAGCAAGAACTGGTGTAGCGTTTGGTAACATTGGCTTAGAAATTAATGACAGTTCAACACTAGTAGTTGACGAGTATGCTTTAGGTGTACAAGTAGGTGGCGCAACTGTATCAGTTGGTGACCAAGGTGACTTGTTCCCAGATGGCGGACTAGAAATGGTAGGCGACGACACATTAGCAGATCCAGCAGACCACGATAGCCTAATGGTAACATGGGGCGGAGCAAGTGCAATGATCGGTGTACTAGATATGTCAGCAGACGCAACTGATATCGAAAACATTCAGTTGTCATACGGCACAGAACTAGGCGCTGGTCTAAGTGTAACAGGTGTTGTAGACATGAACGAAACAACAGACCTAAACACATATGCAGCTGAAGTAGGTGCAGACTTAGGTGTAGCATCAGCAAGCACAGTTATCACATATGCAGACAGTCATTTAGCTTATGAGCTTTCAATGAGCACAATGGGTATAACAGGTTTCATTAACGGTGACGAAGATGATATGGCTGAAAACATTGGCTTAGGTTACTCACGTGAAATGGGTAGCGGCTTAACATTGTATGCAG